ATTACATTCGGAAAATCTTCGGCTGGTTTGATCGGCAGGAGAAGCAGGACAAGGAAATCAAAGACATTAAAGACGAGCAGGCAATCCTCACCAAAGGCATTCTTGCCTGTCTCAAAGGGTTATCGGAACAAGGATGTGATGGCCCGGTGACTCAGGCAATTGCCGAGATCGAAACACATCTGAATAACAAAGCACACGGAGGTTGAGAAATGAAACTTTCAGACAAGGTTTATGACATCCTGAAGTGGATCGTGATGATCTGCATCCCGGCACTGACAACTGCTTATGTTGGACTGTCTGCGGTCTGGGGCTTCCCTTATGCAGAGGAAGTCGCAAAGACTTCGGCAGTTGTATGCACCCTGCTTGGTGCGCTGCTTGGGATCAGCACCGCACAGTACAACAAGGACAAGGAGTGAGCCATGTACATCATTCAGGAAATTCAGCAGATGGCAGACGGAACCATATCGATGCTGCCTGCTGTGATGAAGGAATCCAAGAATGCGGCAGAGAGCGAGTTCTACATCAAGGTCGGTTATGCAGCTATCAGCGAACTGCCCTGCCACGCCGTTGCGATGTACACCCATGACGGCGCTCCGGTCATGCACAAGGCGTACGTTCACGGCAATCCGGTAATCACGTCGGTGGGAGGATAATATGGCATACCAGACAACCGGAACAATCACCGGGATGGATGTGTTTCAGAGAGCCATCACGATGATGGACGAACTGAACGATGACGGCAAGTACAAACATGAGGATACCAAGGAGTATCAGAACAGGACGCTTGCCATCTTGAACACACTTGCTCCTGAGTTGTATCCATTCTCCGACACCTACAAGAAGAATGACGCATGGGCATCGGGACGCAGGCCTGTCATGGCGTGGATCGAGTCGCTGTATGACAACATCGATCTGGACGACTACTGCGCAGGCACGGTGCTGCCCTACGGACTGGCAGCGCATCTGCTGATGGATGAGAACCCGACAAGCGCCAACTTCTTTCAGCAGAGGTATGACGAGCTGAAGGTATCCCTGATGCGTGGCCTCCCGGCAGAGTCGGAAGAGATTGTGGATGTGTACGGTGGACTCGGACCGTACAACGAATTCGGAATGTGGAGCTGAGAGGAGGAGATCCGATTGGCAGTCAGAGGAAGAGGCAGGCCGAAGAAAGAGGCAGGGGCGAACGACATTCCTCGCCCCTACAAAAGCCCTGACGAACTGAAGAAGAAAATGCAGGAGTATTTCGATTCCTGCGAGATGGAAGACGATGTGTTCCCGGATGTGGCTGGAATGCGGATCTATCTGGATCTGGGGCACAGGAGCTACAAAAGCTATGAGGATGATCCGGACTATGAACTGGTCTTCGACTGGGCACAGGACAAGCGGGAGAGCTGGGCATCCAGAGCCATTGCAAAGAATCCGAGAAACTCAGCCGCCTACAACATCATCCTGAAACAGCCGGAGAACGGCGGATGGCGGGATCGTGTGGTAGAGAAGGGCGACACAGGTCTTGATGTGAACCTGGTCGGGATCGGCGGAGAAGAAGCAGCGAAATGAGCACCACAGCAAAGAGGAAGCGGGAGAGACCGCTCTGGAATCCGGGAGAAGCGAACCCAAAGCAGAAAGAGTTCTACCTGTCCAGAACGATGTTCACCGCTTACGGTGGAGCCAAGGGCGGAGGCAAGACCCATGCTGTGAGGATCAAGGCCTTCTCCGGAGCGCTGATGAATCCCGGTATCCGCATCATCATCTTCCGTCAGACCTATCCGGCACTGGAAGAAAACCACATTGTTCCGCTCAAGAAGATGGCGGCACAGACCGGCGCCGCAACCTACAACAGCACAACGAAGCTGATGACCTTCCGGAACGGATCGTCCATCCGATTCGGACACTGGGCAGGCAAGGACAGTGAGGACGAATACAACGGTCAGGAATATGACTGGGTGTTTCTGGATGAGGCAACACAGTTCTCGGAACGTGCGTTCAACCTGCTTGCCGGTATGCTCCGTGGATCGACCCCATTCCAGAAGAGAATGTACCTCACCTGCAACCCGGGCGGTGTGGGACACAACTGGGTCAAAAGGCTCTTCATTGACAAGCAGTACAAGACCAACTGCGAGAACCCGGAAGAGAACGAGAACCCGGCGGACTACAAATTCATCTTCGCAACGGTTGAGGACAACACCCACATGCTGGAGCACTCCCCGAACTATCTGCGAAATCTGGCACAGCTGCCGGAAGACGTCAGAAGGGCGTACCGTTATGGAGACTGGGACGCACTGGGCGGCGGATACTTCAAGGAGTTTCAGGAAGCCACGCATGTGCGCAAGGCCTTCCGAATCCCGGACCACTGGAAGCGGTTCCGCTCGTTCGACTATGGTCTGGATATGTTTGCCTGCATCTGGTGGGCGGTGGACAGCGATGGCAGAGCCTGGGCTTACAGAGAGGTTGAGAAGAAGGGCCTGATCATTGAGAAGGCAGCACAGTTGATTCACCAGAACACGCCGAACTATGAGAACATCGAGACGACCTTTGCTCCGTGGGATATGTGGAGCAGGACGAAAGAGTCCGGCAAGACGATGGCAGAGCAGTACCTCATCAACGGTGTGCCGATTGTGCAGGCACCGAGGGACAGAGTTCAGGGCCACATGGCAATGAAGGCGATGATGGCACCGATGCCGCTCAACGACCCTTATGTCAAGAGCCTGTATCCGGAAGGGCAGGCACCGGCAACACTGCCAGGACTGATGATGTTCTCGGACCTCACAAGGGTGATCAAGGACATACAGGAGATCCAGGCAGACGAGAAGAACCAGAACGACTGTTCAAAAGAACCGCACGAAATCACCCACAGCGTTGACGCAGCGAGAGCGTTCTGCGGCAGCAGAATTATCCCGACGGAGGAGCCGCAGAAGGCAAGGCGGAGAACCTTCGAGGATATGCTCGATGACAAGGAAGAAAACTATGAAAGTTACATGTGCGGCGGAGAACCGTCACCGGATTATCTTGGAGCCGCATGAAGGGAGAAACAAATGGGAATGTCAATCATTATTGTAATTGTCGCTGTGAGCCTCACAATCGTCTCTGTGGGCATGGCAATCTTTGCCTATAAAATGGCTGTCGAAGCAGAGAAAAGAGCAGAGAAAGCGTTAAACAGGGCAATAGAGACAGATACGGACCTGCGCAACATTCAGGCAGTATATGAGAGCATCATGCACAGACAGGAGTGCAGGATTGAAGAGCATGACGGCAGGATCAAACAGCTGGAGGCGCTTGTGCCGGAGGACTACAAGGAAGAGCGAGCCAGGCGGGATGTGCTGATGAGCCAGCTGAATGACGAGATGGAAAAGCGAGTCCGGGCAGAGCAGGAGTGGAACAGCATGATGAACAGTGTGCTGAACTTCAATGTAAAGACAGGGCTGAACGACGCCAATGGCGGGGAGAACTGAAATGGATGAGATGGGCCTCGGCCTGTTTGCCGGGAAAGACGAGCCGACTGTAGAGTGGGGCTGGAGCAACTACACCAAGAGTGTGGACTACAACACCAAGCTCAACCTGCAGGAGACCGTCAGGGTAAACGAAAACTTTTATATCGGGAAGCAATGGGAGGGGGTACAGGCGAACGGCCTGCCGACTCCGCAATTCAACTTCCTGAAACGGACGGTCGGTCACACGGTCGCCTCAATTGTCTCGGACGACGTGCGGATTACCGCAACACCGCTGGAGGCAGCGGCAGAGGACGACAAGCTGATTGACCCGGTCCGTATCCTCAATGAGGAATTCACACGAATTATGGAACAGGTCCGATTCCCACGGCTGCAGAAGATGTACGCAAGAGACGCTGCGGTGCGTGGGGATGCTTGCACCTATACCTGGTGGGACGCTGATGCCCCTGCAGGGAAGGGAATAAAGGGCAGAATCCGGACAGAGATCCTGAAGAACACAAGCGTGTTTTTCGGGAACCCGAACGACAACCAGGTACAGACACAGCCGTGGATCATGATTGAGAAGCGGGACATGGTCCGAAATGCCAGACGCAGAGCGGTGGACAACGGTGCGGAGGACTGGGCACAGATCCTGCCGGACGAGTATGAGAACATGACGGCCCATGACAGCGTGAAGCATACGGACGACAAGGTCACCTGCATCACGCTGATGTGGAAGGACGACGAGAACTGTGAAGTGTGGTCCTGCGAATTCACGCACAACGTGATGATCCGGAAACCGTACAACACGAACCTGCGTCTGTACCCGATCACATGGCTGAACTGGGACTATGTGGATGACAGCTATCACGGTCAGGCGATGCTGACAGGCCTCATTCCCAACCAGGTATTTGTCAACAAGATCTGGGCCATGAGTTCTCTGAACCTGTACCGATCGGCCTTTGGAAAGTATGTGTATGACAAGACCAAGATTGCGCACATCGACAACAGGGTCGGTGCGGCAATTCCGGTGCAGGGCAATGTGGACGGAGCAATCAAGGCGATTGACCCGCCTGCCATTCATCCTCAGGTCTTCCAGTACATTGAAGCGGCAATCAACACAACGCAGGAGACCTTAGGCGCCACAGAGGCGGCACTTGGTGAAGGCAAGGCGTACAACACCTCCGCCATCCTGTCCCTGCAGAAGGCGTCGGCGACACCGCATGTGGTGACACAGCAGAACCTGTATGATCAGGATGAGGATCAGGGCAGGATCTGGCTGGAGTTCATGGTCAACTACTACGGCAAGCGCAAGGTTGACATGCCTGTCACACAGGAAATGCGTTCGATGCTGGAACAGGCGAACGCTCTGGCAGAGCAGGTCGGACAGCCGACGAGGGAGATCCCCGAAACGGTTGTGGTGGTCTTCGACTTTGCATCTCTGCGTGACCATGAGATGAACATCAAGATCGACGCCGGTGCATCCAGCTACTACAGCGAGATTGCCTCCCTGCAGACTCTGGATAACCTCCTGCTCAACGGTCATATCAATGCGATCCAGTACCTTGAGAGAATCCCGGACGGCAACATTGCAGGACGCAGAAAGCTCATTGAGGAACTGAAGGAACAGGCCAGACAGCAGGAAGAGATGCAGATGGCACAGCTTCAGCAGCAGATGATGATGGCTCAGATGCAGCAGCAACAGCAGGCGGCGGAAACTCCGCCTGCAAGGGGCGGCGGTACCGGTGAGATTGCGGAGACCGGAGCGAGAGCAGAGCAGAGAAGCACCGGATACAGGGAACTGGGCGAAGCGCTCAGAGCGGTTGAAGGAGCGGCAGCGTAATGGCACAGATAACAGGAGCGCTGAATGAGAAGATCTTCAGCATTGCTAAGTGGGGCGGGCTGAACGAGCACCCGGACGGAGACACCAGACTCAAGATGGGAGAAGCCTCCAAAATGGTCAACTGGCGAATCACCAGGGACGGCAACCTGAAGCGGAGATCCGGACAGAAACTGGTGGCGGTAGTGAAGCAGAATCCACGTTCGGAACTGAAGAAACCGGTGAAGGGCATGTGGACCGGATATGTGGGCGGCAGGAAAGTATTTCTTGTCGCCTGCGACGGAGAACTGTTGGAACTGGTTGGAGACGGTTACGGCAACTTCACGCCGGACATTATCTCGGCAGTATCCACAGCAAAGACCGTGACGGTATTCCCATTTGAGAACAAGGCCTACATTCTGGACGGAAACGAATACTACCAGTTTGACGGCGACACCATGAGCGTGGTGGACGGCTATCGTCCCCTGGTGGCAATCACCATCGGCCCTGTTGTGGCAGGGGATGCCTCAGAGAGCGGGGAGACCACCGGAGAGTACGTCAACCGCCTGAATGGCAAGCGGAGAGTGTGGCTGTCTCCGGACGGAGAGAGGAACCTGTTCCAGCTGCCGGAGAAGAACATTGCGAGTGTGGACTATATCACGGACCTTGCGACAGGAGAGCCGACCACACTGAGCTATACGGTCAACGAGACGGACGGACAGATTGCCTTCACGACGATCCCGGACAGGGGCGTGAACAGTCTGGAAGTGGGATACAGTGTATCGACTACACTTCGTAGTCAGGTGACCGGGAACCTGTTTGCAGAACTCTACAGCGGCACAACGGATACGAGAATCTTCATCTACGGAGACGGCACGAACAGGGCGCTGTACTCCGGGATGGACTATGACGGCATGCCGAGAGCGGATTACTGGCCCGATCAGTACGAAGTGCATGTGGGAGACTCCAACACGCCCATCACCTCCATGATCCGGCACTACGGCACACTGGTCACCTACAAGACCAACGAGACATGGAACCTGCAGCATGGCATTGTGGAGCTGGCGACGGAGAACCTGACACCAGCAATATACAGTGTGCCGGTCAACCGGGACATCGGGAACATTGCACCCGGACAGGTGCGGCAGGTGAACAACAATCCGATCTCGGCATTCGGTCATGAACTGTATCAGTGGTCAAACAGCTCCTACTACACCTCCAACCTCTCCAGGGACGAGCGGCAGGCCAGACGGATCAGCGACAGAATCCAGAAGACACTCGGCACCTTTGACCTGAGTCAGGCGCTGATGTATGACGACAACGACCATCAGGAATTCTATGTGGTCTATGATGGAAAGGCACTGGTCCTGAACTATGCCACGGACACCTGGTATGAGTATGACAACTTCGATGCGGTGTGCATGTGCAACTATGAAGGGGAGCTGTACATCGGGACATCGGACGGCAGAATCCTGAAGCTGACGGATGAGGCAGAAGGGGACTGGGTGTATGACAGCGAAAACGACACTGACGGTGAGACAGCGATTGAAGCAGAGTGGGAATCCGGGAATATGGACTTCGGCGCTGACTACATGAGGAAGTACGCCGCCATGCTCTGGGTAGGCCTGAAACCGGAAAGCGGTACGAGCGTGGATGTGTGTGTGGAGACCGACCGGAAGAACACCTTCCGGGAGAAGACAGTCAGCAGCGAGAAGGCCAAGATCAGCGGGGAACCATTCCCGACCAAGATCAAAATCAAGGCGAAGAAGTTCACCTATTACCGGCTGCTTCTGAACCAGAAGGAACTGGCCCCGCCGGTGACAGTGCTCAACATTGATTTCAGGGTAAGGCAGACCGGCTACGCCAAGTGAGGTAGAGCGATGGCGAACATACTGAGAAACGATATCGACCTGCTGTGGCTGCTGAAGGGAAACCGGAGAAGGATCTATCAGCAGATCGTATCGGATACCAAGAGCGGGGTAAGCGGTCTTGCCACAGCAGAGAGTGTACAGCAGAATGCCAGAGACCTTGCCGACCTGATTGAGGCAAGCGGGAATGTGGATGCGACTTCCACAGGTGCGCTGATTCACGACATGAACATCACCAAACTGGCAACTGCTGACCTTGACCCGACCATTGCCAATGACTTCGGACTGGTCTGGGATGAGAGCAACAGCCAGTATTATGACGTTGCTACAGCGACCTACTACGACACGATCATCGCCAAGATCCAGGCAGATGCCGAGAGCATCAGCGAACGGTATTCCAGACAGACCTCCATCACCCTTCAGGCGAACATCAACGACCTGCAGCAGGCCATCACGGAAACCAACGATCTCCTGAACGGTGAGATCCGCAGAGGCTTCATTGAGGTCACAGAGGGCGGTGTGCAGAAGCGGTACTTCGGGATTGCCATCACCAGCAGGAACATCTTCACATCCACAAGCAAGATGCTGGACGAGAACGGCAATGAGGTCACGGACGGTGGGACGCAGTTCTACCAGATTGACACCGGTGAATGCTTCGGCCTGTACACTGCAACAGGCTGGCAGTTCTGGGTAGGCAACCAGAAACTCGGCTGGTTCGACACCTCAGACGGACAGCTGCATGTGAAGAGCATCAACATTGAGAGCGACTTCCAGATGGACAAATGGCTGTTCCATGTAGACGGAGCCAGATTCGGCATCAAGTATATTGGAGGTTAAGGTATGGCTTTAACAAAAACAACCTTTGCAGCAATGGACAATGAAGTCCAGCCATACTTCATCTACAACACATCCGATACCACCACGGTACGAGCCAGAAAGTCGCAGTCAAGCGGGCCGAGCGGATACTTCATGTTCTGGCAGAACGACAACGCATGGAAACAGTGGTGGGTGCGTATCACGCTGACAACAGATGGCGGTGGTGTGAGAAGCCTGAAGTTCTCCCTGCCTTCCATGACCAACAACACCGGCACATGGTATTACCGACTGTCTACTAGCTCAAGCTATGTATGCTATGAAACGAACAGAAACAGTTGGTCACCACTCAGCGTACAAGGCAATCAGGCGAGAACAATAGACCTTGGCACGGTCAACATGCACCCGAACACCACGTACTACCTGTGGCTGTATGCTCCATACGGTGCAAGCTACACCGGCAATATGGGATTCACGGCAATCGGAACATACGGAGAACCGGGGAACATCACAGCAAACAACGCAAACTTTGACAGCCCGGTCACCATGAGCTTCGGGAGCACAACAAGCGGTGGAACGTACACGGTGTATGTGAACGTCAACGGCCTCGGCAACGAAACACTGCAGAACAACGGCACAGCAACCTCGCTGACATGGACACCGGCACTGTCAAGCTACGCAAGCAGGATCACGAACACAAGCAGTGTGACAGCGGTCATCACGGTCTACACATACTTCGGTGGTCAGCTGTCAGGCAGCAGAACCAAGAACATTACGCTCTCCTTCACAGCGGCTCAGGTTGGGCCGTCACTGGCAACAGGAGCATTCAGCATTGCACCGTACAACACAGGCGTGATTGCTGGCCTGACAGGGTACATCCAGAACTACAGCAAGATACGAGCCACAAGAGACAACAGCCTCGTGACCTATCAGTACGGAGCGACATTTGCAAGCTGGCGGGTGAAGTTCGGAACAGCCACGGAAGTAACAGGCTTAACCGGAACGACACAGGACAGTGCTGTGCAGAGCGGAACAGGAAGCGTGACAGTCACCTGCACGGTGGTGGATACCAGAGGCTTCACAGCAAGCCTGACATTCACAGCAACCATGACGCCGTATCAGATGCCAACCATGCAGGCAACGATGGAGAGAACAGATTCCAGTGGCACGCCTGCGGCAGATGGCGCTTATGTGACAGTGAACGCTGCTGCACTGTATGCCTCGGTGGATAACCAGAACACCATCAGCATCAAGCTGTTTGTGAAGTTGGCAAGTGCAACAGACTTCCCGGCACAGGGCCTGAATGTGGACGATGGCAGTACACCGGCAACATCCGGGACAAACAAGACGTTCTCACCAATCCAGATCTTCAGCGGATTCAGTGATGTGGTCTACAACCTGAAGCTGGTGGCAACGGATCTGTTCGGCAACAGCTACGAACTGTATGAGACCATCGCATCGGACAAATGGT